GAAGCAGCTTGCAATCCACCGCTAGAGGTCGGGTTAAACGCAAATGTGTTACCGGTAAGTGATAGACCGTTACCAGCGAGGTAAGTACCAGCACCGGAGAACTGCGTGAATGCGATTGCATCCGTGCTGATCTTAATTCCGTTTACAGGGTTTGTTGAAGTACCTGTGTTTGTCTGTACCCAACCGGTATCAGCAAGAGTTGTACCAGTAGCAACGAATACGAAATCACCAGCGACTACTTGACCTGCAATGTGGTTATCGGAATCTGTTGCGCGAGTGAGGACGGTTGAAACGCCAGTAGTTCCGGCGGTAGTTACATAATAAATACCGTTTTGTGTTGCTGTTGCTTGGTTCTTAACGAGGATACGGTCATTGAGAATGAGTGTGTGTCCGTCAATAACTGTTGCGCCGGTTGCGCTGAAAGTGAATGTTGCGCCTACACCAGTACCGCCGTCAGCGCCGGTTGAACCGGCTGTGTAAGTACCTGTGAGAGCAGCAGTAGTAGCAGCAACAACAGAACCGTGAACATTCAGACCTTGTGAAGCTGCGTCTACATACGATTTGTTAGCAGCATCGGTGGCGGCAGTAGGAGTACCGAGGTTAGTAAGTTTGTATCCGTTGAAAGATACATTCGCTACCGGAACGGCGAACTGGTCAAGTGTGAAATCAGCAGGAGTAAATCCGTGCACATGGTCATCGTGCGAAGCGTTAGTTGATGTACCAGCAGAACCCGTAGTACCTACGATTGCGCTAGGAGTTGCGCTGCCGAGGCTAGGTGTACCGTGCGTGTGGTCAGAGTGAGCAACGGTGGTTGCAGTACCGGTCGTTGATGAAGCGCCAAATGAAGTCTGCGCAGTAGGAGCGCCGAATCCCGGACCCGCGTGAGCGTGATCTGCGCGAGCGTAGTTGGTGCTAGTTCCATCAGCAGAAGTACCGGCGACTGTTACAGAAGTTGATTGTCCGCTACCGAACGCTTCTGCTTGCTGCCATGAAGAACCGTTGCTGTAATAAATTAAATAATTATCGCTTGCGTAATAGAAAGTACCTGCGTTAGCAGATGAGGCAGACGGACGCGCGCCGAGTGTACCGACAGTAAAGCCGCCGGTAGGAATCCATCCGTTGCCGTTGTAATAAAGGAGAGTGTTGCTGGTGGTGTTGTAGTAAATCTGTCCATTAACCGGAGTAGAAGGCGCTGTCGCAAGATTCTGAATCTGCGCATTAAGCAGCTGATTTTGGCTAAGGTCAAGATTGACCAAGAATTTACGCGACATTATTTCTCCTTAGATGATATACGCAGTCCCGCTGAAAGCTGCGGTAAAGGTGATGACCATTTGGTTAAGTGTAGGGTAACTGAACGAGCCTTCGCATTGGGTACCGCCGGAGTCAAATACTACCGCCGTAGGGTTACCATTGAGATTGTGGTTAATTGTCCAAGTCGCCGATGATGTGGCTTGGTTATGCGTATAGAAAACGAGAGTGCTACCAGCCGGACCCTGTACGCCTACCTGCGAGATAGTTACATTTGGCTGTTGATTAGCAACGGTCACATTCTGCATTGTGTTCGTTACGGTGATGTTGTCGGTCATACACGCGCCAATCCGATAGTGATGTTGCCGTCAAGCCAGTCGTAGGCAATTCCGCCGCCGCTGGTTGCTTTAATCCCGTAGTAATACTGTCCCGGAGAGAGTGAAGCGGTCTGCGTACCTGTGATGCGGAATTGCGCTACGCCGGTAGAAGGGGAAGCGACTGTAATACCGGAGCCGATGGAAAGATTGAGAAGGGTACTGCCGTTATTTTGATTACTGACCGCCATGCTAATTGAGTAACCGGTTAAGTTAATCGGAGCGCCGGTTTGGTCTGTCCAAGTCACAGTGAAAATGAGGTCAATACCCTGATTTACTGTTGGATTGTAAGCAGACACATTTACCCCTTAATTCTCTGCGCTAATAATAGCGGTATTACAGCGAGGACATTGTTTTGTTCCTTTAGTTACTGGCAAGCGACATGAAGGGCAGAAGTCAGCCATTGCCGCTAATGAACGCATAGCAACTGAACCGCCAATTAAATCTGTTACCGCCCAAACCATCGCATCCAACCGGTCAGGAGATATATCGCTATCCGGTTCCCAAGTGACGAGTTGATCTTCTAACTCCGGCAATCCGCCAACCATGTGTAAGCGACCTTGCTCGCTGAGCGCTGAAACAGGTTCGGCGCGTGTGCGCTTACCGCGTGAGGCAGTTACCTTGCGGTAGGGAATAGTTGAGTCGACCTGACGCAACAATGCTTCCACCATATCGCCGCCATTATTCGTTTCAGCAATAACGCGGTCGCATTTCCATTTACGGTAGAGGTCTACTGCTTTGCGACACCATTGCTCCGGCGTTCCACGCATCGTTGCATCTTCCAACACATAATAATGCCCGTCAGGAGTAGCGCCGGCGACCACGATACCGGTCATATCTGAGTTCTCACCGCTAGTTACCGCAGGGTCAATAGCCACCACAATTCTGTAATACGGCGGCTGCTTGTCCGGTGAGATACGAGCATCCTCTAGCAAGCTGCGTGTCCATAGCGCGCCTTCGGCATCTTCCAGCAATTCACCGAACAACTCTTGCCTACCGAGTCGTGTGCCGGCGTAACGCGCTTGTAATTCTAGGAGTGCTTGCGGTGCAAGGTTCTTCGCGTTATCAAAAGTTGAGCCGCGTACTATTTTTACCGTGCCATCATCACGCTTGCTCAGGTTACGGATAAGCTGCGTTGGTCTTGGAGTAGTGGTGATGATAGTGCGCGGGTGCTGTCCTAAGCGCAAACCAAATTGCAACTGGTCATAAGTATCCGGATAGCGCCAAGCCGCCAACTCATCACACCAAGCACCGTGATGCTGAGGACCACGCAAGCGGTCAGGCTCATCTGCTGAAAACAGCTTTATGCGTGAGCCGTTCTTTAATACAATCGTTCCTGTTGAACGGTTATAGTTATTGAGATAGTCATATTCACGGAGTATGGGGAGTATGCCGGATTGACCTTCTGCACAGGTGTCGCGTACATCGCCGAAGGTAGGCGCGATAACTGCCCACCGCGTTTTACTGTGTGTGATTGCTTGCCAAACAATCCATTCCGCCGCCGTGCGCGTTTTACCAGCACCGCGACCAGCCAAATACAGCCAAGTAGACCAATCCCCGTCATCCGGTAATTGCTCGGGTCTCGCCAGTTCCGTCTCCCATGCGAGCCTGCGCTTCACGAACTGCGGCGATGAGTTGTATGAGGTTTCTAGTGTGTTCAACAATTCCGTTATCGTCATTAGTAATCACCTCAGCCTGTATCTTCTCTGGCGCATTTAGTCCTACGATGCGTGCGCGTCTATCGCTGACGGCGAGCGCTCTATCCATTTCCCGTAAGGTGAGGCGCTTCTTAGGTTTGCCTTCCTCATCATGGAATAACTGAAACTGAATTTCATCTAGCAGTTCTAACTCTATGTCGCGGTACTCGTTGAGCGTAGGGTGAACCATGCGTTCGGCTGCGCGTTGATACGCCTTATACGCGCCGCTAGCACCGGCATAGCCCAATGCCCTACCAATCTTCTCCCATGTGGCTCCGGTCTTGCGCAGCTGAATAATCGCTAGTTCTTTTTCTAGAACTTCAGGCTCCGGAGCGGGCATTTTTCCTGTCATGTATTTACTATAAGTCAGGAAATAATTTGTGTCCACATGAGCGCTGCGCCTTCTGCCGGCGTTAAGCCACTAGGGATTTCAATAGCGTTAAATTGGTTAGCGAGGTTGCGGTGCTTGGTCGCTCTACCCTTAACCCAAGTTTCATTCTGAGGCTTGCCTGTTTGTAACGATCTTTGTTGTCGGCGGTAAGCAGCGAGGTCAGGATGCGTATTCAGGTAAAAGAGTTTTAAGTTACCCAAGCTGCGGCAGTAGTTAAAGAACCGTGCGTTAGCCAGTCTATCTCCCTCGCCAAATAGCGTAATGTTAGACAGCGTAGGTAGCCAAGGCTCAATTACCGTGATAGCCGTATTGCCTAATGTATCCGTACCGCCAAAGTGTTCTCTATCCCATCCGAGGCTGACAATGCTCCCGTGTGAGGTTTCATAGGTTTTATGCTTCACGGGTTTGTCGGACTGTGAGGTTTGCGTCCAATTCCGTGTTAATTCGGCTACGAGGGTTGTTTTGCCGGCTCCGGGTTCTCCTATGAGGTAAATCGTGTCCAGTCTATTGCCTCCTTATTTGGTTCGCTGCCTACAATCCAAAACAAGCTGGTTCCGTCAGGGTTGTGATACCAGTCAAACAGCGGCGGGTTTTCCTCTATAAAGTTGAGCGCTTTACCCTCATAAGTAGGATGGAAGTTAATTGTTTCCGTGCGGTAAGGCATTTTGTCGCCGTAAGAGGCGTATTTGGTGTGGTGTAGGTCATGATGCTCTAATACCACTTCACCGTCTGTTTGATGTTCTTGCTCTAGGTCGTAATGCGAGTAATACTTGCGGCGGTATCTATTACGAATCTTTAAGCCGGTTACGCGCTCGATCTTTTCCAGCCGTTCCTCAATCATATCTAGCCGCGTAGGACCGATACCAAACAGCGTTACTTTCTTAATGTTGTTCTTGTATTTAGCCAACCCGTACAACACGCTTACGCAGGAATTACAGCTGCCGGCGGTCATAGCGAGATGCGTTACTTCTTCCGGAATGTTTTGTACCTGATACGCGCCGAGGCGATGGAATTCTTCTATCTCTGCGTCTGTGGCGTTTACCGGAGTCGTAATACCGTAATTAAGTTTGTAATAGCCAAAATAATCAAGCGATTCATGTAATTTCTTTACATTACTCTGGATTCCCGGATTGTAGGCTACTTTGCCGAAATAAAACTCAGCACCGGCTCTAGCGGCTATTTCTACATTCGGATGCTTAACGGCGGAATCCATGTGTGTACCGCCTAGAACAATCGTGATCGGCATATTGAAATGCCGTGCTACCAAAGCGCTCATAGAAATTTGCGGGCTGAGTACGCTTGCGCCGGTTACTACGCCGCGAGCGCCGGACTTACCGATAAGAAAGATACATTGACGCAGCTTGCTTCCGTTAGGACCCCCGTAACCTAGAGGCGCAAAATAATCCTCACGCTTCCAATATATGCCGCGTTCTTTTTCTACCGGCGTAAGTTGATAGGAGTAGTTCTCCCATTGCACTTCATTACGGTCTATAGAAAGTGTCGGGAAAATCGTTTTACTTAAAGCCATGTCTGTATCTCCCCTGTATCTACTGCCTCGTTATAGTCATTGGCGTACTGCGGATAATCTTTGTCCATCATAATCACTTGTCCGGTTAAACGGTAGTGGTTCTGCTTTACAGGATGAACGCCGAGATCGTGAGGGTTATCTTCTAGCCGCAAATAAGCCGGTAGGCAATCTTGGCGCGCTTGCCAAAAGACAGATAAATCCTCATCAGGCCAAGCTGCTTCGGCAGCTTTGATACGGTCATGCAACATATCGTTATACACATTAGCGTAACGCCGGTTAGGTCTATGCCAAGACTTGTAAGTGCAAAGTGCGCTTTCTAGCGTGAAATAAGAAACATCCCTTTCCCAATCTTTACCTTGCGCGCGAAACTTCATTGTGTTTAATAACAACTCACCCATATCTTCTAGGTAGTTTATGAGTTCCGGCGCATACTTACCGTCAAAATCGGGGTTGCTTTTGTGCCAATCGTATTCATCTAGCCCTAGCACTTTACACAATCCGTTGCGGTGCGATTTCGAGCCGCTAATATCGTTGAGCATTAAATCATCACAGTCAAAGTCAATACCCATAATGCGTACATATTCTAAGTACGAATAAGCAGACAAGCGACCGAAAGTAGGAATAGAGGTAGCGGCTTTCCACATCGCAGGGAAACCTTGCTCGGCTGTTTTACTCCAGAAATCCCATTGGTTATCGCCTACTACGCGGAAGTAACCATGCACGGCATCTTCTAACGCTTTTTTGTGATAGCGCCGGTCTGT